GTACAAGGCGAAAGCTGCGTATGACAGCCAGGAAGCCAAACGCCAGCAGGAACGGGATGCGGTCAAGGGAGCATGGGAAGCCAAGCTCACCGGCTACAATACCGCCAAGGCAGAACTCAAGGCTCGCGACTTTGAAGATGCCGAGGCAGTCATTGCAGACACGCTATCCACGACCCAGCAGGGCATCATCCTCGACGGCGCGGAAAAGCCTGCACTGTTGATCTATGCGCTAGGCAAGAACCCAAAAAAAGCGGCTGAACTGGCCGCGATTACAAACCCGGTCGCATTTGCTGCGGCAATTGGAAGGCTGGAGGCAACTTTGAAAGTCACACAACGCAAGCCGTCTGCGGCGCCTGAGAAGATCGTGAGCGGCAACGCTCCGAAGTCAGGGGCCATCGACAACACATTGGAACGACTGCGCGATGAAGCGGCGAAAACGGGCGATATGACGAAGGTCATGGCCTACAAGCGTCAGCAGAAGCGCGGTTAACAAGGACAAGGAACAATGCCTAACGGTTTTAGCAAAGAAGAACGGGTTGCGTTCGAAAACATCCTTGAAGGTTTTCAGGATGCTCTCGTGCTCTCCCGTAACGTCGCTGTGTTCAACACGGACCAGACGACGATGGAACGCACAAACAACATCATGTGGCGCCCACAGCCGTACATCGCGACGAGCTACGCCGGCACCGACATGACCACGAACTTCGACGATTACACGCAACTTTCCGTCCCTGCTACCATCGGTTTTCAGCGCTCAGTCCCGTTTGTGCTGACCGCAACCGAACTGCGTGACGCCCTGCAGGAAGGTCGCCTCGGCGATGCTGCCAAGCAGAAGCTGGCGTCGGATATCAACGTGTCTGTTATGACCGTCGCCGCTAACCAGGGCACGCTTTTCGTCAAGCGCTCTGCGGCGGCTGCGGGTTTTGATGATGTCGCTTTGTGCGAGGCCATCATGAACGAACGCGGCGTGCAGATGGAAGATCGTTATCTTGCGCTGTCTACCCGTGACTACAACGGCATGGCGTCCAACCTCGCCGCGTCAACACGTTCGTTCGGCAACAGCATTTCAGATGAGGCGCTGCGTGCGGGCTTCGTTGGCCGGGTCGCTTCGTTTGACACGTATAAGCTGGACTATGCCAACCGCAAGACGGCTCAGGCTGGCGGCGGCTCGCTGACCATCAGCACGCTTGTCGGCGCGGCTAACTACTGGGTTCCGAAGGCGACCTCGGTTGCCACGACCGGCGAGACGTCGAACGTGGACAACCGCTACCAGACGGTCACCATCTCTTCGACGACTGGCGTGGCGGCGGGCGATGCGTTCACGATTGCCAACTGCAACTCAGTCCACCTGATCACCAAGCAGGACACCGGCCAGCCGATGACGTTCCGGGTTATCTCGGTTCCGTCCTCGACCACGCTGGTCATCTCGCCGCCGATCATCTCGGCGCAGGGCGCATCTGATGCTGAAATCCAGTATCAGAACTGCACCATGACGGCCACGTCCGGCACGGCTGCGATCACCTTCCTCAACACCGTCACCAACTTTATGAACCCGTTCTGGTTCAAGGACAGCATCGAGATCCTTCCGGGTCGCTATGCGGTCCCGACCGATGCCGGAGCGGCGGTGATGCGTGCAAGCACTGACCAGGGCATCGAACTGGTCATGCAAAAACAATACGATATCAATACGATGCGCACGAAATACCGCCTTGATACGCTCTACGGGGTTGTTAACAAGCAGCCCATGATGAGCGGCATCATCATGTTCAGCCAGACCTAACGGAGCAATCGCACATGAGTTCCTTTCTCACCGGCGGCGGCCGTGTCTCCGTCACTCTCACTGCAACTCAGAAGCTTGCAGTCGCATCGCAGGGCCTAGTCAACGTTTACCGGACGTCTGGCTTTGCCAACTATCCGGACAACACGACCCTGATCGGCACTGTGATCAACGGTCAGACCGTGTTCGGAACCTTCACGGGCGGCGCCACCATCGTCATCGACGCGGGCGGCGGCCTGCCGACTTTCTACGAAGTTGGCACGGACCCCATCGTCAAGCAGGGTCGTCTTGCCAATGGCGTGCAGGTCACACCGAACGCAGAGACGACTGCCGTCACACTGACGGCGGCCGAACTTCTGACCGGGCTTGTCACCGGCACTCATGCAGCGGGCGCAACGCAGGCTTACACCCTGCCGACCGGCACACTGCTTGATGCGGCGTCAACGTTTGCCGTTGACGAATACTTTGACTGGACGCTGATCAACCTGTCAGCTGCGGCGGCTGATACCATCACGGTCACGGCTGGCGCGGACCATACCGTTGTCGGGACAATGATCTGTCAGTCAGCGCACTCTTCGACTGGCCTGATCCACGGGAACGCCTTGCGTCTCCGTACCCGGAAGACTGCGGCGAATACGTTCGTTTCGTATCGTCTCGGCTAACCTTCGGGGGCGGGTCACAAGCCCGCCCCCACCACTTTGGGAGAGACGCATGCCGTTGAAGAAGGGCTATAGCCAGAAGACGATTTCCAAGAACATTTCCACCGAGATGAAGGCGGGCAAGCCGCAAAAGCAGGCGATTGCCATTGCTCTCAGCACGGCGAAGAAAGCAAAGCGGAAAGCGAAATGACCGACTTCCCGACCATCGTCTATCGCTGCCCTGGCGATCGCTGGGGGCCTCCGCACACGACTTATCAGAGCATTGGCGTCACCGATCAAAAAGCCTTTGACAAGGCGCTGGCCGATGGCTGGTTTGCCACGCTGGTTGAGGCGGTCGATGCCTATCTGAAGCCAGCACCTGCGCGTGTCGCGCTCGTTTCCGAGCCTGTCGCAGTCGAGGAAAACGCCCCGCCGACGCGTGACGAGATGCTCGTCAAGGCGGCAGAGATCAACTTGACCGTTGACAAACGCTGGTCTGACAAGACTTTGGCGAACAAGATCATCGAAGCCCTTGAAGCGCAGGAAGCCGAGTTGCTGACCGTGCCAGAAGAGGCGCCGCCGCAATGAGCTGGACCAAACGCGAGCTCGTGCAGAACGCATTTGAAGAAGTGGGGCTCGCGTCCTACGCCTTCGACCTGCAGCCCGAGCAGATGCAAGCCGGGCTACGTCGCCTCGATAACATGATGGCGACGTGGAACAGCCGGGGCCTGCGCATCGGCTACCCGCTGACAGACAGCCCGTCCGGGTCGGATCTGGATCAGGACAGCAACGTCACGGACGAGGCCATCGAAGCCATCGTCAGCAACCTTGCGCTGCGCCTTGCGCCAATGCTGGGCAAGACGGTTTCCCCGGATACGAAGGCGTCAGCCCGTAGCGCATACATGGCGTTGCTTAGCCGGCGTTCGAACGTGCTCGAGAAGCGCATTGACGTTAACGCGGTTCCGGCTGGTGCTGGTACAAAATACTGGCGCTTTAACGGTGACCCGTTCCTGTCGGAAGAAGAACGCGGCCTCACGACCGGGCCGGATGGCACTCTGGATTTCGAAAGCTGAGACATGACAGACATCAATCAACTTTCATCGAGTGACACGCTGACGGCGGGCGACCTGCTTCCGATCTGGCGCACAAACAACAGCGACACGCGCAAGACCAGCCTGACGACGCTGCAAGCGTTCATGCAGGCAAACCTGACCTTCACGGCCGGCGAATTCGTGGTGCAGTATTCAGCACCGGTTTCAACCGGGTTCACAGTCGCGCTGCTCGCCAACACGAACAACCAGTGGCTGATCCTGACGCCGCTTGGCGCTTACGCTGCGGGAACAATCACCTTCCCGCTGCTGTCATCGGTGGCTGACAATCAGGAAATCCTGATCATCTCGACGCAGGCTGTCACCACGCTGACCCTGTCTGGCAATGGCGCGTCCATTGTCGGGGCGCCCACGGGCATCAGCCAGAATGGCGCGATCCGGTTCAAGTACAATTCCCTTGCAACCACATGGTACGTGATCGACAGCACGGACACATCCGGGCAAGCCTTCCTCGCCACGGCGCAGACCTTCACGGCGCAGCAAACGCTGACAAGCGGGCTGGTGTTGCAGTCGATTGCGGCGGCATCAATTGCAGCGGTTGCCAATGCGATCAACACGACGAACAAGGTTACGGGCAAGGTGGTCTATGACACGACCAACAATCGCCTGATGGTGTCGAGCGGGTCGGCGGCGGCCTCGCCGTGGTACATCGCGGATGGATCTGGATCGGTGGTGCCGGCATGATGACGGAAGAAGAACACGGACAGCTCAAGGCCTTGGCCTGGCGCACGCTCAAGGCGGTTGACCACATCGACGCCAAGGCGGCGGACGAGGGGCTGACGATCAATCCGGACTGGCGGATGTGGCGCACGGCTGTCCGCGCTGTCATTCGTGGCGAGCGGATGGACATTCCGAACGAGCCCCCGCGCTACGTGGCTGACGCCTACAAGGCCCATTGGGACGCGGTGACGTCTGGCAAGCTGGTTGATGCAACACCATTCGTTGACCCGCTGACCGCTGAGAATGACGCCTTGCGGGCTCGCATCGCAGAGCTCGAGGCGGCGCTTGCGGCGCCCGTGCTTGAGCTGTCCAGTCCTACCGAGCCGCCGGCCGAGGCCCTGCTGGAAGCTTATCCGGACGAAGATCACGCGGCGTTGAAGGCGCGCATCCTGTCTGAGTTCGCTTCGCTTCGGAAC